CGCCCCTCAACTAAATCAAAAAGGCGTATTCCCCCGCCTAATCGTTTGTACCCGTGAAAAACACTCTAAGAAACGTGTTGGGGCACCAAACACGTTCCACCCACAATCTCAAGTAATCTAACGACAGATTCGGAATAGATTGAAGTTTGCGATTCATTGTCAACTAATGATTGAACATAACAAAGAACATCATCATAGTGATTCAAACGATCACCTATGTACATGTCAGGACTTGTTAGAAAAATGTTTTCTAGTTCAATTTGTGTGCTAACTGACAAAGGAGGAAACCCGATAGCTCCTAAAGCTATCTCATCTCGCATTGTCACATCGCATTCCACATCCATTGGATAATTATCGACATCAAAGTCTGGCCATTTGTACATGTCTATATGCAAAAACCAGTTGTTAAATTTCTTAGCTTTCTGTGTTTCCAAACCAATTCTCTTAACAATAGCATAAAGAACTGGATGTCCTGGAGACATGTGGTGCAAAGAGCACCCCATACATCTAAGTAAAAACAACAACTTGTCTTTGGTTAAATTTGCTTTAGCTTTAACCCAAAATACAGACATCGCTCGGCCAATATTCAAATAAACCTTACCATTAATCCATCTTCTACGGAGGAAATCTGTGTCTCCGCAATAGAATCCAGAAACTGATTCGGAAAATTTGAAACCAACTCGTTTGACTATATCGATATCAATTAAACCAGTCGAAGTGATACCATCATCGCCTTCAGCGATAATAAACTCAGTATTTAAATCCACATTAGATTTGCTAGCACAAAAGGCTGCAATACACACATTTATGATCCCATTACCACAAGATGTGTGAGGATCACCACTACAACGAGAATCTATTTGTAAACGTAAACCATGAGAACGAAGTTCTCGTGGTCCAAATACATAATTCCTAAAATCTCGTAGAGTTTCATGCATGCCTGCCTTGGCTAACAAACTTTCAATAACAAAATTTTCGATGACTCTAATTCTTCCGGTTATAGAGCTTTCAAAAGAACTGTAGTCAGTGACAGTATGGGCTCGATCACTGAATTCCATAATCTTTTGTATCATCTCAGCTGGATCCATGTCTTTGACTTGAAATCGTGAAAATGGTCCTCTGTTCCAACGATCAACCACGGCCAAAATACGACAACACTTAAAAAGCATCACCGGACTCATGGTCATAATCAACCTAGGACGAAGCTGATAAGTACCATCAACTTCCTTAGAGGAATTTTCAAGCTTCACAAAGCAAGAATGAGAATCAAATGAAATATCTGCTAACCCTGATTCATAAAAATTGAATTGATTAATTTGTCCTTCAATCCACGATTGACTACGTTTGCCACGGTAATGGTTGCGGAAATAAACTATCGGATCTTCATCCGTTAGCTCAGTACAATCCGTCCCATCAATGAATGGCTGTAGAAAAGTTTTCGAGAATTCAACAAATTCATCAATTATATTATCTTCAGGTTCAACATAAGTCATTGAACGTGCTGCAAAAGCTGTTAAAATACCAATTTGATCTGTAACCGGCAAAAGTCCGGGTCCTAAATGACCACCATCAGTTCTAGGACTTCCAATTACTGCAGTAGCAACTGGACGTGACTTGACGGGATCTTGGACGGGAACCATGCTTTTAACATAATTCCCTGTTCCGTTAACTTTGCCAACATTCTGATTACTGGCTATGATATTTAAAGCTTCTGGTGAAATGTAGGCTTTACTACTAAGAGTATTGATTGCAACTAATCCTCGATTGCCCAAGACTCTGCTTACCAACCCTCCGTTCACATTGTGAGTTTTGTAAACATACAAAATGTAACGTTTGGTATTAGCAATAATTCCCTGATTCTCGGTGCAATTTGTGTTAGACCATTTCATACGATTGAGAAAAGCCCAATCGACTTGGTCTACAGGCACCGTTTGTAATTGACTATATATTGTTTGAGCAACTGTGTTTGAGACCATAAGATTCATGTTCTTAAACTCAAACCTAATTGAAACACTATTATAATCAAAAACTTCAACAAGGAATTTTTGCACATAATGGCAAAGCAGAAAAATAATTGTTGATGAAATCAACAGAATCATGCAATTTGAGAACCAATTAATTAACTCAAACTTTTGAACTTTATATTCTTCTTCAGGAATTGGAAACTTAATGCTATAATTCCAACAAAATTGGATAACTTTTAGAAAATAAGCAACATTCTCTATTGTCTCAACCTTGCTTCCAGATAAGAAACTAAAAGGTAAGGTGGAAACAAGTAAATAGCATAACACATTCCAGAATTTCAATATAAATGATAATCCCAATATGATGTATCTGTTGTATAAAACTGGCGTAAATAAGTATATCGCCAAAATCATCAGAATTAGGCTCAGTGGTTCGAACATGACTGCAACTAAGCCCAATGCTCTTAATGTCCAAGCTCCATTAAGGATTTGGGCATGAGCATTGTCTATGCGAGTCAAGTAACGTAAATATTCTAAGCTTTGTTCAACATGATTGGTGTAACAAAAATAAATACTCCAAGCATAACAACATAACAATAAAACAAAAAAGGGATTAATTTTCAATTGTTGATAATAATTGACAGTAGAATAAGTGTCTTCAATTTCAACTTTCTCTCGGCGAATTTGAGGGGCTCGATGATCATCTCCAGATGGATCAATCAACGTTTGAGTCTTCTCAAATCGCTCTGATAACTCGTAAACGAAGCAAACATTCTTTACTGTCAATGGTTCAGGTAAAGGCATGACTTCTAAGGTCTTACCGGCAATGAGTGGCATAAAATGCCCAACACTACTCAACCCACCTTGATAAAGTAAAACGACCCAGGAAGTGTCGTCAGGGTTAACAGTTCGATAAATTGCTGAATAAGTGCTCGAGATAGGGTCTTCATCGAGAACGTCTTCTTCCCAGTTTTCAGTCTTAACTAAAATAAGTAAATTGACTGAATTAGTACGGCAATACAGGTTCAAAAATTCTGGAGTACCGACGTCAACGGGGTCATCGAAGTCAAAATCATCACACCATTTGCAGTACTTATCTAATTCAGGCTTTATCTTGAGGCATAGATCTATGCTCACATAACCACAAAAAGGAGAACCGCCGCATTCAACGGGCTTTAGTCCATCCAAATAATTAGAATTGTTCAAGTCTGCAACTTTATGTAACGATTTGCCCTGTAAATTACTTTTAAAATTAAAGGGTTGACATGTGTCAATTAGTCTCTGGATCTTTTTTCCAGATTGGGTGTCCGTCGGAACGGAAATTGTGACAGTTTTATCCTTCTTCTTAGACGAAGGAACCGATTTCGGGGGCTTCTGAATTCCTGGTGGAGAAGGTTTCCCCACTTTAACTCTAGAAGATTCCATGCCTCCTACAACTTTTATCGGATTTGACACAATTGAACGATGTAATTCTTTGACATTATCTGCTTGAATTTCAGCGAATTTCGCCTGTGCCCGGTGCAGATGTCCATCCTTAATAGGTATGTTGTGAATTTTGACCACTGAGTTGTCAGGTTTCTTGACTAACCCGTTGGGGAGAAAGGCAGGGCCGAATCTAGCCACTGCAATACGCATTAACCTTTCGTCACGCTTAATCGAGGCCAATCGAGTTCTCATTTGAGGGAGGGGCTCTTGTGGCGACAAATTATATTGGTAAACGAAATAAGTTATTATCATATGTCTCCATTCATCATCAAAGAATGTGAAATTATTTGTAAAAAGAAATCTAACTAAGAGTGTCAGGTGGGACTTGGCTGACTCTCCCATAAATTTGGGGATCTTCTTGCTTCCTGCTGCAGAATCACCCCACTCGAACATGTGTGCTAAACGATTGTCGCGACGGCCGTAACCTATACGACCTTTCTCAGTTCGAGTGCGATTGCCTAGAAGAAAAGACTGGGGTTTGCCGACCCGAGCTTTTCGTTCTGCACGAGTTTTATTCTCGGCAGTTTCTTTGGCATGTTTCTTCTTACTAGTCAACTTCTCAACTACATAATCAGCTTTATTATGAATCTTACGCTCAATACCAGCAGCAACTTTGCGATATCCGCTTTGTTTCTTGTCTTTTGTATTTCGTCGATTCATATAAAGCTAAAAGGGCCCCTACGAGTAGAGGACGCAGAACGTAAGTGTGATTGTAGTCAATCATCCAGACTGGGGTCAGTCAAGTTCTAAGAGATAGCTTAGCCTATGGTGCTAAGAGACAGCTTAGCCTGGTGCCCGAAACTAACCCAGGGCAGGGCGTGTTTTGTTTAGGCGGACACTACCGCGTAATCCAATACTAAGCTAAAGCTGCTAAAGAACCATAAAGTCCTTCAACAGCGCCGTAAGTCTCCGAAGCAATATTCATACCTTCAGAAATCTGAGAAATGATTTTAGCTGCACCGACTGCTTTTTGGTTAAAAGATCTCAACGAATCCATTATTGATCGTCCAAAATTCTTCTCATAAGGAACGTGACTAGTGTTGGAACCAGCAACCATGTCAGCGTGACCCTTGGCTTCTATTAACATAGAAAGACCTTGGGCGTCAG